AGTAATATATTTTGATTTAGATATAATACTTAAATATGAATTAACAGATTTTTTCAAAGCTGTAACCTTTTCACCTTTTAGGTCTAATGGGAAATCTCATTTTTATATGATGGAAGGATTCCATAAAGATCGTAGATTCAATTCTTCTATAATGGGATGGAATGGAGACTTTAGCCATCTGTTAACTGGTATTAATAAAGAAACAATTGAAAAATATGATAAATGGGATCAGGAGTACATTACAGATACAGTCTTAAAGACAAATGAAATATTATCTGTAAATGATTATGTAAATGTGGCTTCATACAAACATAATTGCCAAGATGGTGTGCATCCGTTAATTGATGCAGTTGTTTTTCACGGACACCCTAGACCTAGAGATGTTAATTGGCTACAAGGAGAGTACGCATTAAAATAAATGTTATTGCAGTTAATCAGAATAGAGATGATCATGAGAAAACTTTTATACGTTATATAGAAATACTGATAGAGCATTATAAAGAAGATCATGACATTAAGTATCTCTTAGTAGGAGGTACAGATGAGGAATTTAATAAAGCTAAATTATTAAATATAGCAATAGCTGATATGAGGCAAGATTTTGATGTGCTCTGTGTATTTGATATCGATATGATTTACAGTTATCAATTTTTCAGCACAATAGAAATAGCTTTTCATGCAGGATACGATTACATTGTTTCTTATGGGCAGAAACTACCTAAAGAACAGTCCGAGTATATAGTTGAGAATATGCAGAAGTGTTTCAGGGGAGAAGGAGCAAGTTTCAAAGGTTGTTCACAAATAACTATTACCAAGCAAACATTAGAAATATTCAAAGATTGTTTTGGTGAGAAGTTTTATGATGAGTCGTACACTGGATGGGGTGGAGAGGATTCAGATATTTCATTCAAGAGCAAACTGTTAGAAAAAGAAATTTTAATAAAGAGAAAAGAATTATATGATATGTGGTTTCACCTGTGGCATGAATCTAGGAAACCAGAGAACTACAAAGATAAGGATGAGAATTCAATTAGATTCCAGAACAGTAAAAAAGTATTAGAGGAGAAAGTTCAAAAATATGTATCCTGAAGTTACATTCACTATAACTACTTATAAAAGACTTGAAATGTTTAAAAAAACAATGAAAAGTTTTATGAAGAAGTGCATGGACAAAGATTTGATAACTAGATGGATACTTGTAGACGATGGAAGTCCTCAAGAAGAACTCGATGAAATCAAGGAACTTTATCCAGTATTTGAGATTGTGCAGAATACTGCAGATCGCAGAGGGCAACCTGTAAGTCTGAATAAGATCATAGACATGGTGGAGACTGAATGGTTTTTTCATTGTGAAGATGATTGGATGTTTTTAGTGCCGTTTTTCATAGGTAATTTATTTGATATAGCCAATGATGATAGGAGGATTAAAAATGTAATACTGAGAAATAAAAGGGGAAATGTCCTGTATGGAAGAGAAGGAAATTTAATGTACAACCTTCATAAGTATGATCCTGTAATGGAGCCTCCATTAGTAAAACATCGTTCACCATGTATACTAGATTGTGATACTAATTGGTTTGGATATAGTTGGAATCCCGGTCTCCATCACATACCAACATTAGAAATAATTGGGGAATTAGATGAGGGTCACTCAAACATATCTAGAAGGTGGGATAGAGCACATGCTTTAAGGTATTTGGAATTAGGATTTAAAAGAGCTAATCCAGTAGATAAAATTTATATTGAGCACATAGGTGAGGGATTATCAGAAGGATATCAGCATTAAATGGATATAATATTAGTAACGAACAACAAAGATTTTGACACATCAGAGATAGAAGAAAATATTTCTAAAGAGCATAATTTAATTTTCACAGGACTTGATGACTCTGCAAGTGCTAACAGGAATAAAGGATTGAATGAAGTTAAGTCTGACATCTATATAATGATGGATGACGATATGGAAGGGTTCTATGAGGGATGGGTTGAGGATTTAATCAGACCTATGATGCATAACCAAATGATACTTATTGTGTCTGCTAGGTTAATGAATCCAGACGGTACTAGGGGTCACATGATGGGAGACAACAAAGTACAGCATTCAGGAACACACGATGTACTGCCTAGCACTTATAAAGGACATTACAGAATCCCGACAGCATGTTTGGCGGTAAGAAGAAACAGTCTCAGATACAATGAAGGTTTTATAGGAAGTGGTTATGAAGATACTGATTACATGAACAGAATTAACATTCACTTTAACAATAAAAGAATAATGATTAATAATGATTGTGAGTTGATTCATAACAATATTCAAAAGAATCAAGGTGGTAAGTACTTTGAACACAATAAGAAATTATACTTAAGTTTATACCCTGACGATACAACAGTGACAAATCAGCGAGATTGGACACAGCCTAAATGAATAAAACGATTTATGAAATAGAATTAAATACAAGTAATATATGTGGTGCAGAATGCATTATATGTTCCAGACCTCATGGATGTGGTAACAGCTTCTTCATGAAGTGGGATGTATTCAATACATTATTAGAACAATTAAAAGATGTAGATTTTACAATGATACAAACAAGTGGTAATGGAGAGACATTTTTAAATCCAAATTACCTAGACTACATTAAGAAGTTAAAGGACACTTTCCCAGATAAGGTAAGGTGGACTTATAATAACTTCTCTATGTTAGATAAAGAAAAAGCAGATAGAATAGTAGAAGAAGATTTGTTCGATAGGATTCATGTAAGACTAGAAAGTCTTGACAGGACAGTTTTTGAAAAGAACAGTAATCTTAATATGGATAACGTATTTGATAACCTTAAATACTTCTTATCTATAAATAAAAAGATACCAGTTGTCATACTTTATAATGATATAAGAAAATATTATGCAAAGTGTCAAAGGGTTCTAGGTATGAGACCTGCTAGAGATATCTATACAGATGAGGAACTAAGCAAACTGAAATGTGAAGAAGGTGAGATAATAAACTATTTCCAGAAAGACAATAGTTCACCTTTATCAATCACAAGTATCAGTCATTGTCTATGGGGAGAAAGATTAAAAGCTCCAAAGGATACAGAAACAGCTTGTCCTAAACTAGATATAATAAAAACTGTTACTTGGATATGTCCTAACGGTGACGTACAGGTTTGTTGTTACGTTGAAGATACGGAAGTTTTTACCGATGAAGGTTGGAAGTTTTTTAAGGATTTAACAGGGAAAGAGACTATATTAACTAGAAAAGCTAATAAAGAAACTGAATGGTCAAAAATAACTGATACACAAAGATATGAATTTGAAGGAGATTTGTATGAGATAAAAAACAGAAATATTGACCTGCAAGTTACTCCTGAACATAAATTCCCTCTTGAGCCAAAGGCTTCATATGAGAGTAACTTTGCAAATAAACCTAAAGAATTAAAAGATGGTTATGTATGGAAAGAGATACAGAATTTCAAAAAAGGAAACTACTTTATACCGAGATTCTTTGATTGGGATGGTGATGAAGAACTTACAAAGAAATACAGCATAGATTTCTTGGCACTTTTAGGCTGGTATCTATCAGAAGGGTATCATTATAATAACAAATCTGTAGATAAAAGAGTAAGAAAAGATGGTTCTATTAATGGAAATGTCCGTGATAGATGGTCTGTGGGGATTAGCCAATCACCAGAAAAAAAACCTGCTTTTTATGAAGAAATTGGTGTACTCATAAAAAAATGTGGTTTCCATCCTATCAAAGATGGGAGTTCATGGAAGTTCAATGATAAAAAGTTTTATGATTATGTTGATCAATTTGGTAAATCTTTTGATAAATTCATACCTAACGATATTAAACAATTACCAAAACGACATTTAGAAGCTTTGTTAGGCACATTGATTAAAGGGGATGGTACAAGTTATAAAACTGGTCATCGTTATTATACAGTTTCGAAACAATTGGCTGATGATGTCCAAGAGATAGCTTATAAATGTGGCTATGGTGCGAATATAGTTCTTCAGGAGCCAAGGCAAAATCCTTTTGATAAGACTAAAATGAACTTGCCTCAATGGATTGTTACTATCTTTAAAGAGGAACGGAACAGTATAAAGATCAATTCTCTTATTGATAATGGTATCAAACAAGTTCATTATGATGGTTTTGTTTATGATATAACAGTAGAAAAAAATCATACTTTATGGGTAAGAAGAAATGGAAAAGCTGTTTGGAGTTCTAATTGTTATGCTGATCACCAAGATGAGATGACATGTGGAAACATAATGGATGAACACATATTAGATATCTTTAACGGTGAAAAGAGAAGAGAATTAATAAAGAGAATCGAGAATAGAGATATAACAGATTATCCATGTACGAATCCTAAGTGTTGTGGATTCCATGAAGGAAAGGAAAACACATCAGTAAGACACCAAAAATAGCAGCCCTTTGCAAAACATTCAGAGGAGATGAATTCATAGAAGCTATGGTTAGGAGTATCTATAATCATGTTGATTACATTGTGTTTGTTAACTCTGAGAAGGCTTGGGATCATGGTCTAAGAGGAAATGTAGATAAGTATGGTAACACTTGTAAATCAGTGATCAATTCTCTGAAATGGTTAGATGTTGATGACAAGATTTATTCTATTGATTGCAATACAGGAGATCAGTTCCATCAGTGTATGGAAGGTTACAGATTCATACAAGATAACTTCAATGCTGATTGGGTAATGTTAATCGACACTGATGAAGTTTGGGATGATTACAATCTAACACAGGCTATTCAGTACCTAAAGAGAAATGAGAATCATGACTATGTTTATAGAGCTAGACTTTATACTTACATAAAGAGTCCATTCTACAGAGTGGAACCAGAAGAAGTAATGGCTCCGACAATCTTTGTAAGTGCTCGTAGAAAAGACTTAGGGAAGAATCATAGATGTTGTCAAGAGAATTTCATGCAGAAAATGGTAACTGACATTATTCCTAGAAAGCCTGTGTGGTTTCATCACTTTGTTTATGTGCGAAGAGATTTCAATACTGTATTAGAAAAGATAAGAAATTCAAATGGCTATGAAGGAAACAAAATAGTTGACTTAGATGATTGGACTGAGAATGTGTGGAAGAAAATTCCAGAACCTTTAGAAGGACAATGGGAAAGAGGTTTTCATCCTGCAACACATTTCCAGAAGCATTGGGCAGGTATAAAAGAGATAACCTTAGAGGATTTACCAGAGGTGTTCCAACTACATCCTCATTTATTGGAGGAGTTAAGCAATGGAACCGACTAAACGATTTGTGTTAGATTCATCTAGAAGTTGTAATATTAAATGTAAATTTTGTTATTACTTACATACTTATGAAAAATGGAAAGAGTATGATTGGAGTCTTGACAAAGCAAAGGGAGTGATTAATGATGGAATTGCTAGGGGTAATAATTATATGGATGTTACAGGGGGAGAACCTACAATGTACAAGTACATTTGTGAGGTGGTTGCCTACGCTCTTTCTAAAGATGTTAAAACCTGTATCATAACAAATGGAATAGTTAATAAGAAAACAGTTCGTGATTTAGTAAGTTCTGGAGTAGATGAGTTCTTAGTATCTAGACATGGTTTAGAAAAGACACATAATTTCATAACTAATTATAAGGATGCTTATTTAAAACAATTAGATTTCTTATTCAGTTTGCGTACAGCAGGGATACCGATTAGATTTAATTGTGTTATAAATCATTATAATCAAGAAGAGATTTTTGCTATAGCTAAAGAACTTGTTCATCATAAACCTAGAATAGTGAATTTCATTAATATGAATCCTCACCATGAATGGCAAGACAAGTCCATAGAAACAGGAAAAGTAGCAGCAGACTTAGATGTGGTAGAACCATTGCTTAACAAAGCTATCAAGCATTTAGAAGATAATGGAGTAGGAGTTAATGTTAGGTACTACCCTATGTGTAGAGTAGCAGAAGAATATAGAAGATGTATTTGTAATGATCGTCATGTAGTCTTTGATCCATATGAATGGGATTACAACATAGAACCAAAAACTGTAGGAGCTTTTGATAATTGGGGAAAGCGTACAAGTAACAATGTAGAATGTAAAAATGGTTCTTGTAAAGAGTGTGACTTGCAAAACATTTGCGGAGGTATTAATAAAGCTTTTGATAAGGCAACAGATTACAGATATACAAAGCCTGTTAAGAACTTCAAAGAGAACAAAGAAGATTTTTACTTTTACAGAAAAGATAACATAAGGACAATAACATGAAGAAAGAAACCTTAATCAAAGGAGTCTTAATATGAAATCACCAATCTTGATAACTGGCTGTGCACGAAGTGGTACATCAATGACTGCAGGAGTCATGAATATATGTGGGGCAAAAGGCGGTCAGACAAGTCCTGCAACAATATACAATAAGAAAGGCATGTTTGAGAATGCTGAAATTAGAAACGATTTAGTTAAACCTCTTCTACAAACTCTAGGAGTTGATCCTATGGCACAGCATCCTTTACCAGATGTAAAGTTATTCAAGGATTTAGATGGTGAAGAGTGGAGAAAGAAAGTAGAAGACACTCTCAGATATCAGGGTGTGGGAGAAGATGACACTTGGTTCTACAAGGGTGCAAAGATGTGTTTGATGTGGCCTTTATGGAATGCAGCTTTCCCAGATGCTAAATGGATTATAGTAAGAAGAAGAAGTAAAGAGATAGTAAACTCCTGTATGAGAACAGGCTTCATGAGAGCTTTCGATACAGAACAAGGATGGCAGGGTTGGATTCACCAACACATAAATAGATTTAATGAGATGCTGCATGCTGATTTAGACCTTATCGAAGTTTGGCCTCAAGAGATGATTGATGGACAGTTCAGTGAAGCTAAATCAGTTGTTGAATGGCTAGGCTTGGAATGGAAAGAAGATGAAGTAAAAGAATTTGTTTCTCCAAATCTGTGGAACGAGGGTAAGATAGTTGTAAACAATCGCATTGTAGGAGTTTGTCATGAATAGTGGTATTTATGAAATTGTATGTAATTCTAATGGTAAGAAGTATATAGGGAGTGCTGTAGATTTAAAAAGACGAAAAAATAAACATTATTCGGAATTAAAAAGAAATAAACATGCTAACAAATATCTTCAAAATGCTTATAATAAATACGGAAAAGAGAATTTTAAATTTAAGATACTTTGTTATTATGAGCCATCAGAATTAATTTTTCAAGAGCAAAGATTTCTTGATCATTATGAAAAAGATTCTCCTCTTTTTAATTTATGCAAAACAGCAGGTTCTAGGTTAGGCATAAAGCATACAGATGAGACTAGACAAAAGATATCAGATAAAGTAAAAAATAGATTTGGCAATAAAAATCCTTTCTTCAACAAACAACATACTGAGGAAACCAAGGGAATCTTATCTTTATTCTTTAAAGGGAAAAAGCAAACTGTTGAGCATGTTGAAAAGAGGGTCTTAAGTAAAAAAGATTTTGTCCATACAGAAGAGACAAAACAAAAAATGTCTTCTGCACATAAAGGAAAGAAAATGTCTGATGAATCTAAGAAAAAGATGTCTTTAGCTAAAAAAGGCCGAAAACTTTCGGAGGAACATAAAAAAAGGATTTCTGATTCTATGAAAAGACAAAAAACTATCGTCAATGACAAACTTATAGCGAAAGCATTTGACGAAGGAAGGATAGGATAACATGGCACGTGTGACAGATGCAGAAGTAGCAGCGATATTAGATACAAGTGTTTCTAGTTTCACACCGTTTATTACAGCAGCGAATATACTGGTAACAACTACGTTGTCAACTCCTGCTAAAATAACGAGTACATCTTTACTGAAAGAAATAGAGAGATGGTTAGCAGCACATTTTTTCAAATGTAGTTTAGAGCCTCAAGAGAAAGTACAAGAAGTAGGAGAAACCAAATCTACATTCTTTGGTGCTTCAAATGAGAAACTTTTAAACTCTACTCTATATGGACAGACAGCATTAGCACTTGATACATCAGGAACATTATCAAATTTAGGAAAGAGAATAGGAAGATTCAAACCAATTCTAGCAATTAGCAGAGCAGAGGATGCGTAATGACATCACATATAACAAGAGGACACAATCAAACATTAGTCTATTGGGCTTTCTCAGCTAGAGATGGTTATGGCGGTGCTACGTTTACTGCACCAGTTGAGATATCTGCTAGGTGGGAAATTAAGCAAAAGATGTACACCACTACTACAGGTCAGAGATTAGAAAGTAGTCACGTTGCATATGTAGGACAGGATGTAGAACCTAATGATTGGTTATTTTTAGGATCATTAACTGACATAGCTTCTGCCATAGATGAGACCAATCCTAAGAATGTGACAAATGCTCTGGAAGTGAAAGCAAGAACTAAAATACCGTCATTAAGAGCAGACAAGTTTCAAAGGATAGCTTTTATGACAGAGGCAACTTCTACGAGGTAAACATGGGAATAAAAGTAATAGGTGGAAAATTAGTTATAAACAATCTTAAAAGAGCTATAAAAAAGATAGAGGGGAAACTATCTAGAGTAGGAATGCTTAGAG